CTTGGAGAGCGCCATGGTGGACAGGTTGAAGATCTTGAACCCGGCCTGGGTGGTCAGGGTCGACGTGGCCCTGACGATCAGGAGGTCGTCGGCCGGGATCACCCGCAGGAACGAGAAGCCGTTGCCGTACCAGGCGCCGGCATCGCTGAATATGGCCTGGATGGTATAGGCCGGGCCGGCGGCGGTCAGATCGAGCACGCCGATATCGCAGTAATAGTTATACGGGTTGGCTACGGTAGAGGTGGTCACGTACAGGAGACTGTTGGCCTCGTCCAGGAAGCAGGGGCCGAAGTTGCCCCCCATCTGCTCGGCGTTGTGCGGCGAGCCCGCCCAGGTGGTGTTGATGGCGCCCCGCCCGGCCACGGTCTCCAGGTTGTAGTGGGTGACCGTATCGTCGGAGATGTTGCTCACGTCGATCCAGCGCATGTAGGGCGTGCTGGGGAAGCAGAGCAGATTTGCGCCCAGCACGTCGTGGGTATAGCCCAGGGTGCCGGCGTAATCGTAGGTCGGCACCGAGGTGGTCTGGTTGAACTGCTTGATAAGCGCCCAGTCGACGGTGTCCCATACCTCCAGGCATTTGTTGGCATACTGCACGTACAGGTACTGGGTAGACGGGTTGTAGCCGAAATTGACCGCTGTCAGGTGGCGCGAGATAGAGAGCAGCGATAGGTCGTTGGTATACAGGACGTGCATCGTGGCGGCGCTCTTCTGGACGATGACCGGGTGCGAGCCCCCGGCAGTGTAGCTGTCGTAGGCGGTCAGCTTGGTGGCCGCCGACCAGGTGTCGCCGTAATCGGAGCTGATCGAGTAGTAGATGTTGACGATCTCGAACCCGGCGGCGTTGACTGCGTCGGCATAGCCGAACATCAGCCACAGATCGCCGTCGGCCATCAGCTTGACCGACGGGTCGTAGATCGTCCGGGTGGAGGTCAGGCCGCCGATGGAGAGCGCCACCGCCGGAGTCCAGGCCTGGAAATCGGTGGACCCGCGTTTGTAGATGTAGTAGTCGCTGCCGCTCTTCTTGGCGTAGACCATGCCGTAATGGTAGGTAAGCGTGGCGGCGGAGAGATCGAAGGTGCGGGTCTCGCCGGCACCCCAGGCGGTCTGGCCGGACTGGGTATCGACGGCCACCCAGTGGCTGTTGTCGTCGGAATACTCCAGGGTCCAGGCATGGGGAGAGGTGGCCTGGTCTCCGCTGGGGCGCGAGCGCACGGTATACTCCAGCACGATGACCGGGCTGGCGAACTGGTACTCGATCCAGGCAACCGCGGCGGTGGACATCCAGAAGCTGGTAGCGTTGTTGAAGGCGTAGGAGGGGTAGTTAACGTTGTAGGTGCTGGATGCCGTGGCCGTCCCGCCGCTGCACTGATCGGCACCGCCGACCGTGGCGCGCATCTCGATTTCGTCGATGGCCGTGTTGGAGGCGTGCCCGTTGTTGGCGGTGATGTTGATCCGCCAGTAGGTATGTGCACCGACTGGGCCGGGCGGCACGCCAGGGTCATGCACAACCCAGGTGTGCGAGGTGTAGACGGAACTGGCCCAGTAATCGATCTCGCCGTTGGAGACCGCCGTGCCGGTCACCGTCACCACCCGGTACTTGAGGCGGCAATTGCCGGTGACGGTAACGAAGTAGAGGATGCCGATGTTCCCGTCTTCCAGTTCGCAGGCCGATATGCCGTGGGCGGTGATGGATTCGATGGTGATGGGCACGTTGGTGAACTCGGAGCGCCCGGCGTCGGTGTAGGTATACTCGAAGTTAAGCACATTGGAGGTCAGATACAGGGTCACCAGTCGGCCGCTGCTGTGGGCCAGCACGAACGGCTCGCTGCGGTTGGTGCTGGCCAGGGTCAGGCCGCTGAAGGGGATGTCGGCCGTGGTGGGGGCCGAGACGATCTCCACCAGCGGGTGGCGCGAGGCGGAGGCCTGGGCGGCGGCCAGTGTGCTGTCGAGGGTCTGGGCCATCAGGGCACCTGTGACATGATCAGCAGGGTCACACGGACCTCGCTGCGCCAGGCCGAGCGCATGTAGTAGCGACCGGTCAGGGCGGTGATGTTGACGTTGTAGGTCAGGCCGCTGCCGTCGTTGGGATCGAACACAACCACGGCATCGGCGGCATACAGGGCGTTGAGCGCGTCAAAGTCGGCCTTGGACATCAGCGGCCACTCCAGGGTCAGCTCCTTGCCGACGATGGTGGCCGGCCAGCCGAAATAGGATACCCCGCCGTAGGTCTGGCAGACGGCGATGGGCTTGTAGGCCTGGATGACGGTCATGGCGTTGGGGCCGAGGGCCGGGGTGCAGCTGCCGATGGTGATTGTGGCCATCTAGGCGGCCCTCCTCAGTACGCGGTTGACGGCATCCTCGATCTCCATGCGCAGGTCGGAGGCCAGGCGGGGGTTGCCGATGGTGACCGGCACGCTGATCGAGGTGCCCATGGCATGGTTGGGGGTGATCATGCCCGAGGCGCCGGGGGTGAACAGCTCCGGCCCGCGCTCGCCCACCAGGTAGCTGCTGCCACCATAGACCGGGCCGCCGTTGGCTCTGAGTCCGTCATACATACCGCCGCCCTGGTACGGGGAGAGCGACCCGCCGTTGACGCTGGTAGAGCCGAAAACGCTGCTGATGGCACCCATGGCAGCGCTGAATAGATGGGAGACGGCCGCGCGGGCCTGGATGCGGATGATGTCCTGGATGATGGCGTTGGCCAGGTCGCGGAAATTGGCCTTGCCGGTGGTGACAAACTGGGCCAGGCTGTCGGACATCCTGTCCATGGTGGTGACGGTCATGTATTCGATCTGCTTGCCCATGTTGGTGACCTCGGCGGAATACTCCTTGATGCCGTTGGTCAGGCCGCCCCAGGGTGATTTGTTGTAGAGTTCCTCCTGCATGGCGGACATGGCCTCGAATTCCTTCTGGAACTTGTCGAAGTCGTAGGGCACCGTCTGGCTGGACTGGGGGATGCTGTACTGGTCACTGGTCATAAAACGGTACTTGGAGAAGGGAGTGACCTTGTAGCGGTCGGTGGTCAGGTCGCCGGGCTGGAAGGTCATCAGCTTGAAAACAGCGGCATCCGACGCAGACTGGGCGCTGCCTGCTGTGACCAATTCAACCATGCGCTGCTCCCACTCCTCAACCTTCTGCAAGTAGAGGTAGAGGGCATCCCCGGCCAGCGTCCAGCCTTCAGCCTGCTTTTTGGCGGCGGTTGTGGCGGTTGCGCTGGCGGTGCCTTTCAGCGAGGCCTGGTGCGCCTTTTCAGCGGCGGTGTAATCGCTGCCGGTGGACAGCATCCGCTTCATGATGTCGGCAATGGCGGCGTCTTCATTGGCGGTTATCTGCGCCTGGAGGCTGCCCGACATTGCCAGGCCTTCCTTGCTGAACAGACCTTTGCCGGACTTGATCACCTGCCATGAAGCGGACACCCGGTCAGGGATCGCGGCGGCCTTGACCGCCAGTATCTGTATTCCGCCGATGAATTCCTGCAGTAATGCGAAGGCCGGTCTCATAGCCCTGACGATGTCGGTAAAGACCGGCATCAAGGCAGCCCCGGCGACGGCCTTGGTTTCGATCATGGCGTTGTTGAAGCGGTTGACCTCGCTGGCGGCCGACCCGGCGGCCTCGCTGGCGGCCACGCCATAGGCCTCGTGCATCGACTTGCCCAGTTTGGGCAGGACATCCTCGACCAGCAGCTTGCCTTCTTTCTGCATCTTGAGCAGTTCGGCGGTGGTGATGCCCAGGGCGTCGGCCATCAGCTTGAAGATCGGCAGACCGGCCTCGTTGATGGTCTTGAGATCCTCCATCTCGAATTTGCCCTTCATGATGCCCTGGTTGAGCTGTGCCCAGGCGCGGGCCTGTTCATCCACAGTCATGCCGACGGCGGCGATCCCCTCGGAGATTCCGATAAAGGCGTCCCGGCCTTTCTGGCCTTCATTGGACGTGCCCTTGACGGCGTTCATGAAGCGGCCGTATGACTGGGACAGCGGGATCATGGCCAGGCCGAGGCGCTCGGCGGAGTCTTTGATGAAGATCAGCTCGCGGTTGCCCAGGTTGGCGCTGCCGGCAAATACGGCGAACTGGCGCTGTAGTTGTTCGACCTGCATACCGGCATCGATAAAGGCCTTGGTCATGAGGGCCACAGCACTGACTGACAGGGCCGCACCCAGGCTGGACAAAGCACTGTTCATTTCGGTAAAGCGGCGGGTGGCCTGCTCGGTGGCCCGGTTCATCTCGCCGAAGTGCTGCCGGATCTTGCCCAGGGGACCGCTGGCGGAGTCCTGGGCCGTTATGGTGATCTGCACGTTTTTGTCGGCCATGGGTCACGTCCTTTAGGTCAGCTTGAAAATTTCCCGGTCGATCCTGGCGAAGGCCTCTTCCGGGGTCAGCTCCGGCTCGGGCGGCTGTTCGACATAGTTCATGAATTCAAGGGCGTTGTATGGTTCCGGCCGCCGCTTCGTGTCGCGGTTGATGTTGGCGGCCAGGGCCATCTGCTGGCCGTGGCGCAACTCGGCCCGGTTTTCGCCGAATGGTTCTATGCTGTAAAATATCTGCCAGTTCCTGAAGGTCCGGGTTGACATACCGGCCAGCATGGCGTCGGGGTCCTGCTCGCCCAGGTGCAGCGCCAGCCGGAAGGCAAACAGCCTGTCCGGCTGGTCTTTCAGTTTTTTCTTGTATCGTCTCCCAGGCCGTTCAGGCGCTGCACAGCTGCCAATACCCTGGCGTAGGCCGCTGGTGAGGCGTTGGCCAGCAGGCCGGCCTCGTTATCTTCGAAGACCCTACAGCCGGATTCGTCCACGATGCAGTGGGCCGACAGCAGGGCCATGAAGGCCTGGCCATCGGTATCGCCAGCCGCATCCTTGACATTGGGGTTGTTGCAGATCTCCATATATTCGGCCGCCGGGATCTCGGTCACCAGGATATGGCCGTCCTCCAATTTCACCTCTTCTGTCTTGAGGCGCAGCGCCTGGATCAATGCGTTCTTGTCAAGCAGTGCCATGGTCGCCCCTTAGGATGGTGTTACCGCGCCGGAGACGCGGATCTCGATGCTGCCGTCCACTACGCCGTCGGTGGAGACGTTGCCGACCTCGGGGAAGGCCTTGACCGAACCGGCGAAGGTGCGGATCGGGGTACTGCCCGAGGGATAGGTGACCTTGAAGTTCTTGCTTGTCTGGGCCGAGAAGGCGGCCAGCATGGCGGCCTGGCCGACATCGGAATCCAGCACGAAGCCGTTCATGGTGATGGAGCCGGAATCCTTGAGGCCGGTGCGGAATTCCTTGGCGGTGCTGTCCAGGTCGGTGACGTCGATCTCGGCGGCGCTGGAGCCGGTGGCGCTGATGGACTTGAGCTGGCCGACCTTGATCCAGGCCGTGGGGGTGACGGTGGTGCTGCCGTCGCAGGTGATGGTCTTGCCGACGGTGTTGATGTCGATGGCGAAGGTGTCGTTGGTGGCCCCGGTGGCGTAGTTCTTGACCACGGCGGTCTGGCTGTTGAGCGTGGCGGCGTCGGCCCCGGTGAATCCGGCCAGGGCAATGACGTCGCCGTTGGCGACCCCGGCATGGCCGGTAATGGCCAGAATGGTCGGGTAGCCGGCGGTGACGGCGGTGATGACCTCGGGCGTTGCGGCGGTGCCCGAGATGTGCAGCGTGGTCCCCTGGGCGGGGATGGCGAGAACGGACATGGTGAACCTCCTTGGAATCAGTGTTAAGTTAGAAGCAGGGTTAAGGGTTAAGGGTGAAAATCAGTTAAAGGCAGTGTTAAGTGTTAAGTAAAATCAGTGTTAAGGGTTAAGGGAAAGGCAAGGTTAAGGAACTTCTTAAAACTTAACCCTTAAAACTTAAAACTCATATCTCCCCTGCTGCCGTATAATAGACTAGGCTGAACGTATACTGTCCGGCTGCTAGGAGATCGTTGTCCTGCTGGACTTCCAGGGCCGTGCTGCCGGGCAGGAATACCTGCGCCAGCCCTCCGAAGGTGCGGTCGGTCTGCAGTGCCTTGGCGATATCGGCCAGGCCTTTACGGGCGGTGGCGGCGGCAGTGGCGCCGCTGGCCAGGCAGACGGCGGTGATGCTGAGGGTGTGGCTGATGCCGGCATCCAGGGTCGCCACGGACATGGTCGCCTCGCCGTCGCGGACCTCGATGGCCGGCAGCCCGGCCGGCAGCAGGGGCGACATGCGCCAGTCGTAGACCTTGCTGCCGATGGCCAGGTTATAGCCGTTGGCCACGGTGATGGTCTTCAACCGGGTTACGATGGCATCGACAAGCTGCTGGCGGGTGGAGGTGGGCATAGATCCTCTGTAAGTGTTAAGGGTTAAGTTTTAAGTTTTAAGTTGAAACCCTTAACCCTTAAAACTGCCTCTCTCTTAAAACTGCCTCTAATAGTCCTTCGTTAAGGCTAAAACACTGATCCCGTTTCCGACCGCCAGCACCTCGGTGGCCTGGTAGGTGACGGCCTCGATGGTGATGACGGTGCTGTTGAGGGTGACCGTGGCGGCGTCGGCGTCCGACAGCTGCAGGGTCGGGCCGCTGGTGATCACCTGTCCGCCGTATTCATCGACCAGCTTGCCCGGCGCACGGTAGTGACCCATGTTGGCGCGGCGGCCGAGCAGGATGCTCTGCCCGATGGCCGTGA